TTATAGATTCTCTTGCCTTAGCGGCGTCTGTAAAACCTAATCCATGAATTGTACCTTTTGGATTTTCGTCTGTATATAAGTCGGAATGTTTATCTGAACCAGCCTTTTGGCCTGGTTTTCTTGCTATTCTAGGATTTTTATTTGCGTGTAAACCTACACCTCGGCTATCTTTACCAGCCTGACCTTTTGGTGGTAAATCTCCTAAACTTGCAATAGGTTCAATGTTATCATAGTTACCTAATCTAACACCGCCTAGGTATTCTTTAAATGTCTTTGGCATATTTCGATTTGAAAGATTTATGTTCTTTCTCCTCAACAAACTCTACTTTGTTTTCAACACCAGATAATTTATCAACTGCTTCGTCAATCTTATCTAGTTTATCTAACACACCTTTTAAAACCACATTGTTATTATCGTTGTCTTCTTTAATTTTACCTGACATTCTTTTCATAATAACATCCATAAGTTTTGCTGGCACTTCATCTTTTTTCTTTTTCTTGCCTGCATTAGGAGCCATATCAACTCCGCCATGTGCTACAGCATTTGTTGGTGCGTCTTCATCCATTTTATTGATGATTTCATCCATCATTTCTTTATAGTGTTTTGGCATAATCGTACTCCGATACCAGTTCATTATCTTTTTCATACACACTTATACCAAAACAAGTCATGTATGGTTCTTCGTTAATCTCTGGTATTTCTCTAACTTCGTTTAACATTTCTTCAAATAAATTTTCATCTTTTAAATGTTTGATAACTGTTTGTTCAATTAAAGTCTTATGTTGTGCATAAGATTTATCTTCTTTAATTAATAAGGCTAAGGCAACGGCAAACGAGCCTAATCTACTACCTAAACCAACTTTTTGTAAAATTCGTTTTAGGTTAAAGACAAATCTATGTAAGAGGGTATATGATTTTCTTTCTTTCTCTAATTTAAGAGATTTATATTTCTTTAATACTTTACCTTTGTCGTCAATAATACCAAACTTATATGCCTCTTGTTTTTCAAAAGGTGTTACAAGTAGTTTGACCACTCTGTAAGTTATTAAAAAATCTATTCCTCGACTTGCCATTATAGTTCCTTTAGTCCTTCACTTATCTTTTTATCTGCATTGACATCATTGAGTTCATGTGGATACAAATAGTCTAGGTAAACTAAAAATGATTTTAATGCTGGCCAGTATGGTTTATCTATCTTAAACAATAGAAGTGTACACGCTGATTCTACACCAAAAACATTATTTAAAACTATGATATGGTTTAATACCAATCTTAGCTTAAGGTTACCTGTAACCTTGTATTTACGAAAGAGCCGTTTAAGATATTTAAATCTTTTAACATCATCATAAAATTCCTTATCCTTTTCCAAGGTTGGATTATCATAATTACTTTGTGCATAAAGTAACCAATTGTCCTTCGTAATCTCTCTGAACATCATTACTCCAGTTTAGTATTAAACTAACTTGGCGTAAACTTTAGATGAACCTGTATTTAAGGTTTCATAAGTTACTTCTAACTTTAATCCACCTTCTTTTCTATGAGATATTCCATCATCATTTAAATCGGCACCATCCAAGTCTTTACCAAATCTACCGCCGAATTGTTTTACTTCAGCAGTTACTTTACCGTTATCACCTGTCATTTCTACTGGACTAATTTCTAATCCAATTGTTTTTAGTTTGTTTGCTAATGCTTCAATTGCAGCTTTAGGGTTTAAATATTCCTGTTCAGCAATAGAACCAACAAAAGCATTTACTCTTTTAAGGATTTCTGCGTTTTCAATGTTGTGTGCGCCAATATTACTGTCTTCAACAGAATTAGCAGTTTCAACACCTACACCGTCTATCCCTTCTTTAAGCATTTGTTTAAATGTTTTCATTTTTTTCCTCTTACTTATATTTGTCTGATACTTTCTTTTTACCATCGCTACGGGGTATCAAGCCCTTAGCTTTAAGATGTGCAATATCTGTAAAACCAGCCTTACCTGCTTTGTGCCTTTTCATGGCGTCAGCAGTATTAGGTGGTGTTTCTTTCAAAACATCTTCCTCGAAATCGTTTAAGTTTTGTTCTTTTACAAAAGTCTTAAATTGTTTCATTAACTTGTCGCTAAATTAAGCGCCTTCTCTTTTTCGTCAGGCATTTTAGTTGTTTCTTCCGACATCTTAATTAGTTTGTCCACTTGTTGAATAGCACCGTGTACAGCATTCAAATTACTTTTCATTTGAATTAACTCAGCGTCAACTTGTTTAATTCTATCTTTAAGAGCTTCAAAATCTTTTACTAAAACATCTCTTTCGTTTTGCAAATCAGTTGTGTTTATAGACATTATATAACTCCTCTATTAAGCGATTGTAAAACCGTTACCACCAATTACATACCATTTTGATGCTTTAAAAATACATATTGCACTTTCGCCTGGAGCGTTAAGTGTAATTGATGTATTAGTAAAGTTTGATGGTGTAATAGTAATAGCGTTTGTACCAGATGTAGATGTATTTAAAATAATCTTTACTTGACCATCTGAACCATCTGCTAAAGCACAACTGTGTGTAGCTGATGTTGCGTTAATCTCTGTTACTGCTGTAGTTACATTAACTGCTGTAGTTGAAGAACCGTCTGCTGTAATTGATTGAGAAGTTTGTTTTAAACCTAGCCAACTTGGAATGTTATTAAAAACATCTTCAGCTGCTACTTTTTTATTTACTGGTGTTCCGCTTGGGTCATCAACCACATGGAACAAATCAGCACTTGCTAAATTATCGCCTAAGTCTGTTAAGGCGGTTACTTTTTTATCTGCCATTTTTTTCTCCTGTTAACCTCTTTTGAGGAATGCTACTCTGTGCATATACACAGACCACTTTATTAATATACTTATATGTATAAGGGCACCCGAAGGCGCCCCTATAAATTATTTTATTATGCTGGGTTTGCTAAAGCAACCAAACATTCGTATTTGACTCTTGAAGTTGTATTATTAGTAAACTTCAAATTCCAACCCATGTGAGCTGCGCCTGTAGGCACTTCACTTGAATCGTAGTTAAATAAACCTACTGTCATACCAGAAATAAACTCATCTGCTGTATTATCTTCAAATAAGTTTGTTCTATTTGCACTTGACGGTGCGTTATTAGTTTGCAACTGCGTAGCAGCCCATAAAGGTGCTCCAGCAGCTGAATCTGCATTTGTCCAACTTGACATATTATTCTCTCCCTTTTAAATGTTAATAGGTACTCAATTTTCTATATAGTACCTATATTTATAAGGGAGATTGATTAGAAACCGAGTTTTTTCAACTCTGCGATTGCTTGATTAGCGTTTTGGAAGGTAATGCCTATGCCACCTCTTTGAGTAAACTCTTTGGTGTTCTTAACATAGTCATCAATTAAGATAGCAGGTTGACCAGCTACCATTGCATAGTTTTTCTTTTGACTTCTCATCACTAGATTGATTTTACTTCTATCAATATTAGTGTTTCTCATAACCCATTGAGTTTTGCCTGGAATGCAATTAGGGTCGTGTGCGTGTTCTACATAAGCACTTAATATATGTGGATTGTACTTCTTAACAAAATTGTATAGTTTCTTACCCTCACTAAGCCATGGTCCTTTTGACCAAAAATCTTTCTTAGCAATGATAGGATCCCAACGCTCTTTTCTTCCGAGGTCAGTCCACTTATTAATACTTAAACCTGTTGTCTGTTCAATGTTCTTTACAAAGTCAAATAGAACACCGTCCATGTCAAGGTATATTCTAGGTAAGTTTTTCATAGTGTTTTCCTTTTTATTATGACTTATCCTAACATATTCCTAGCCATATGGCAACAGCTTTTTTTAATTATTTTTTGAAGCCTGGTATGACTATTTTTGGTAGTCTACCTTTGGTTCTGTTTCAACCTTAGTTTTTGCACTTCCGACCAATGTTTTACCCTTTGTTTTTTCTGATTCGCCATCAGCGTCATTATTAGGTGCGACATCTTGTGCTTTCATATACTTGGAGTTTTTCTTCATTTCTTCCAAGTCTTTAGCTGCATTTGACCATAAAGTATTAACATCTTCTTTTAATTTCTCTACATCAAAGCTTTCTTCTTCTTGTGTAACTACAGGTTTCTTTTCACCTTTTTTAGGGTCATTATAACTGTCGTGTTTCTTTTGGTTGATTTCGCCATCAACAGATTCTTTTTTATCTTCTTTATCTTTGATTGCTTTTTGTAAAGCAGGTGGTAATTTTTTCTGAGCAGCACTTAACTCCTCATTTTTACCTTTATATTTTTTGTCTATGTTATTAAAAAAGTCTTTCTTTTCCTGGTCTGACATTGAACCAATACCTTTACCAGCTTTTTCTAGTTCTTTTTTAAATAGTTTTTGGTAGGCGTTATCATTTAAATTCTTTTGCATTTCTTTGATAGACGCTTCTATACTACCATCTTTTGATTTTAAGTATGACATTATTTTCCCCTTACTTGTTTCGCTAAATCTTTGTCAGCGCCACCCCATGTTCCAGAGGATTTAGTTACAAATGAATTTACTCTAGCAAATGCCCATTGTTGCTGTGAAGCACCTGGTCGGTGTCCACCTCTCCAAGCGGCCATGCCTCTATCGTAAACTTTCTTTAATATTGAATATGGCATTCCAGATTTTTCAGCTTTCTTTTTTAAACCTGCAATCTGTTCGAATTTCATCTTTGCCAAATTGTGTTGTGTTTCTTCTTTTTTTGGTTTTAAACCTTGTTTCTTCATTCTTTCAAGGTCTGATAAAGTAGGTGCATTTTCTTCAGCCTTAACTGTTGCGCCATAAAAGTTTTTAAGGTCTGTAGCATACTTGTTAAGGTCATCACCTTTACCATCAACTTTCATTACTAAACCTTTTGCATGAATAGTAAAACCATGTTTTGCTAAATCAGTAGAGGCTTTTGCCATCTTATCCATAGTTTTAAAAGTAACAGTCATTTTTTTAAACTCTTTGATTGTTTCTTCTTTTTTCATACCCATTAGTTTATCAGCAATCTCATGTCCTTTTTTGATTGTCTTTTTCTCTAATGGTGGCTCGTCATTGTATTTCTTTTTAGCAGTTGCCATACCAATTGCATATGCTTTGTCTTTGGCCATTTCTGTTACTTCTTCTTTGGCCATTTTATCTTTTAAATGTTTGTAAGCAACACCGATTTGTAATAGTGGTTCACCTGTTTCTGGATTTACCAACTTTTCGGTTTCTTTCTTTGCAACTTTGGCTTTCTCTGTTTCAGCCTTTGTTTTTAACATTGCAATTTCATTATCTTTCTTTTCGATTTCTGCTTTTAATTTTTCTTTATCGTCTTCTTTAGGTTCTTCTTTTACTGACGGTTGCTTTTCTGCTTCGTCATCTTCAGGTTTAATTTCTTCACCTAAAATAGACTTAACTACTTTAACAGATAGTTTTAATTCTTTTGCAATATCAGCTGCTGTTGCACCTGCTTTTCTCATTGCGTCAATCTCTGACATTCTGCCCTCATTAATATATTCTTCAGCTTTTAAACCATTACCTTGAGCAGCTAACTGCATATCTAAAATCTTTCTCATGTTACCAGATAGTTCAATACCACCTGAAACTTCTTTTACTTTTAGACTATGTTGTTTTGCAAGAGAAATCATATTTGATTTTTCTTTGTCGTTTCTAAAACCTTTAATAGTACCTGTGCCTTCTTCTAACACTTCTACTTCTTCAGCGACTTTAATTTTTTTAATTTTATCTGCTGTGTAACCATGTTTAGAAATTAATCTACTCATAGCCATTTGTGAAATAAATGGTATATTACCACCATATAATTTTTCTAAAGCATTTTTATTACTATCAAACTTTGTAAACATAGCACCAAGTTTGTTTGCATTAGTAACTGAAATTCTTGCACCTCTTAAAGGTTCATATTCTTTTTTTAACTTAGCAATCTGTTGGTCTGAAAATGCTTCAATCATATGTTCATTTGCCATATCAGGATTATATGTCATGTAATCTACAACTGAATTGATGTAGTCTTTTGCTTTTGTAATTTTAGATTGTACCCATGCTTCAAGTTGGTCATCATCTGATTTACCTTGTAACATTGCTGATAATTTTAGAGCCTTATCTGCAACTGCTTCAAGTTCACCTCTTGCCATAGAAATTTCGTGGTCATCTTCTTCAACTAATTTAGAGATATGCGGAATGTTTGCCTGTTTAATGGCCATCTGAGTAGGAATGTCCATATCTTTTACCATCTTTT